TTACAGGCGGTTTACAGAGGTGGCGGCTATGCGCTCGCCAATAGCGACGACGACGCGGGCCTGATCGACATATTTTACCCGGATGACTGAAACCTCTTTTGTGGTCCATCCGAGGATGTCTGCAATCTCTTGATCTGTTAGCCCGGCGAGCATGCAGCGCGTGGCGAAGGTGCCGCGGAGGTCGTGGAAGTTCACGTCAATGCCGCTTTCCTGCTTCGCATCGTTGAAGCGGCTACCTAGGCCCTTGGGTGTCCATGCCTGCCAGCGGCTGTTGGAGAGGATTGTCTCCGGCAAGGGCTTGCGCCGGTTTGGCCGCTTGCCTGCCATCTCGGCGGCATGGCGCGCGCGAATCGCATTAAGCAGCGTTCGCGTTTCTGGAAGCAGCGGGATTACAACAACGGCCTTGCCCCGGCTCTTGCCGGTTTTCCAGATAATCGCATGATCGCCCACGGCCGACCAAGGCAGCTTAACCAGATCGCCGCGCCGCAATCCTGTGCAGCCCGCTAGCGCCACGGCTTCCTGCACCTCAATGGAGGCGCAGGGATTGAACGCAGAGAAATGCGGATTGTCCCATATGATATCAGATCGGTTGTGCTCGTATAGCTGGCTAATGCCAGCGCAAAGATTGATGTCAAGGCGAGTGCGGTCCATGCCCCAGCCTAACAGGCGAGAAAGTACCTGCACTGCCATATCAGCGCTACGCGGTTGATCTTGCCACTTGTCACGCCACGCAAGGATGTCTGAGCGCATCTCCCTGTGTTCAAATGCTGCCAGAGCGGCCTTGCCAAACTTTGCCTCGATCCGATCCAGCCACATGCGCCATGTTGATTTTGTTGTATCAGAGAGACGCTTCCATTCTGGGCTGCCCAGATACTCGGTAATTAACCCAGATATTGTATCGGATGGTGCATTTCTGCGCTTCTTCCATGCATCGGATGCCGCCGTCATCAATTCCGGCGTTACCTTTGGCCGGGATGTCCCTTCAAAACGCGCGATCTGCGGCCCGCCACGCCACGCATAGACATACCAGCGTACCGGCTTGCCAGTTTTGATCTTGCGCACGATGTGAATACCAGCGGCCATTATTCCCCGACGAGCTGTCCTTGCTTCCAGCGATAATAGGCAGAGGCAGGAGAATTGGCTAGCTTGGAAAGCACCCTAATCGTGCCATCCCGTGTAATCTCGACCCCGCCCACTTCCAAACCGGCAGCCTTCATCGATTTGACAACGCGGTCAATCTCGGCCTTTGTCGGGTAGGAAGTGGCTCGCGGGGGCATGAGAGTTATGCCGCCTTTGCCTGCTTGTCGCGGGGCGGTATCCAATATGTCGGCACAAAAATATCACCGCGCTGATCAAAATGCGGTTCGCGGCGCTTGTCCCACAGAACCCACATATAATCGACCTTGCCACGCTTCCATGCGTTGTCGCCCAGCGCCTCTATTTCGTTGCCGGGCGGCATGGAGGGACGCTCCGTTAATATCCATGCACCAATTGGCGCTGTCGAGCGACTGGAGAATAATGCGAAACGTTCTTGGCTTGCCAGCCATTTGACCGGCAAGAGGGCCGCTACCTGATGTGTGGCGACATCGAGCGCGCGCAGAACGAATTGCATAGCAAGGCCGCGCACCAATGCGCCGTCTTGAAAGGAGAATGGCGGGTTCATGATGATCGATAGCTCGCTTATGGCCTCGAATATAGCGCGCTGATCACCAAGAAAATCATGAAGCCCAAGAAAATGCGGCGCGCCGCGATCAAATAGATCAGTGCCGAAAGCAGGCTGGTTGCGCTCTCGCAAAGCATTGATGATATTGCCCATGCCACAGCAAGGATCGATCATATTGATGCCAAGGTCTATCGGCGCGAAATCCAACAGACGATGCGTCACCCATTTTTGCTCGACATACCAGTCCCACGGGTGGCGCGGTTTCTTTTCCTTGCCGGGACTATCGTTGGAGAGTTCGGCGGTCATAGCTGAGCTTTCAATTGCGCGATTTCACGATCCCGTTTGCCGATTTCCTCCAGTAAAAATTTGACTTGGAGATCATGCCAGCATGCTGGAGCGAACAACGGTGCCTTGTCTTCATGGATTGCAAATACGCCACATTCAGGAATCGCATCGCATTCATCATACCGGCCTGCTTCCGTTTTGATGCCGGTATAACCATTATTTTTTGGGCGATAATATAGCCCCCGCTTCTGCAGAATGAACGAGGCTTTGTGAGTGTTGTCAGTCATAGCCGCACCATCTCATCAGGGTCGTATCCGAACCGCCTGCACAGTTCATAAGCATATGTGCTGCCAAGTCCGAAGGTCAGCATGACGGCCTGGTAACGCGGTGTTCTGGCGCGCGGTGACGGTGTGCCTGATGTGCGAATGGCCCGCTTGACCAGCTCTTCATCTGAGATGTTCATTTATTTTCTCCCTAGCAATATTAAGTGCGTTGCGTGCGCGGTTGAGTTGGCCTTCATGGGCCAGTTGCGAGGCATGCTCGGCGAGCTGTCTCACTTGGCGCGCGGTGCTCATTAAATCGCCCTGATCGGCCTTGTCCGTCTTGCTGAGAGCCGGATTGATGTCATCCCATGCGGGTGAGTTGGTCATGCTGCCACCTGCTCTTTCTTCGCATCTTGAAAATTCGCGCGCACAAGCGCCTCTGACAGTGGCGGGCAAACGCTGTTGCCACACCGCGCCACCTGCGATGTCTTGGTCATGGCCTGCCCGTCTGCATCTCGATCAATAATGTAATCGGGCGGGAAGCCCTGAGCATTGAACAGTTCGCGCGGCGAGAGCATGCGCATGCCTATGTCGATGATGACATATTCTTCGCCTTCGATAGTGACAGTGACAAGGCCGAAACGGTCTTTTGTAGTCACTGTATGCAGCGGCTCCTCAAATCGCGGGTCTTGATCTGTGCCATAATATTTTATCAGAAACGCCCGCACCTCTGCGGCGTGTATCCCGCCAGAGCTTATAGTATTGACAGGCTCTTCGACTGACACCGCGCTTCCGCGTATATGGTCATCGCTGGTCCCGCGCAGTTTAATAAGATTTGAGGTGACAAGGCGTTGCTGGCTACCACTCTTCGTCACAGTAGATAGTGGCTCATCAGCGGCGCGCCCTGCCAGATTTTCATTATTAGGGCCACCATTGGCTTGCTCGATATGGGCACAAACGACAGCATGTCGTGGCGCTCCAGCCATCACGGTATGAAGAGGTTCCTCCGGATCATACCCTTTTCCGTTTTGTGCGAATTTCTGCATGAAAGCCGCAACGAGGCCGAAACGATTTTCCACAGTTTGTGTACGAAGAGGCTGGTCAATGTCGTTAGACGAGCGAGGTTTACCGTTTTTATCGCCATAAAATGGACTCAGAACAGCGGTAGCAACGCAATTCTGATCTTTCTTGGATGCCGTAACAGTATGGAGCGGGTCTTCAATTGAGCGGTTGGCCCCGCCATGCTGCGCATAAGTAGCAAAGGGGGCTACTGATGTCTCAATCAGCGCCATTTCACCCCGGTTCGCCCCCGTCACAGTCGGTAGTGGTTTATCCATCCCGTAGCTGCGCTCCGCACTGCCATGATGAGTGAGCGGCACAATGAAGGGTGATGGATTGTTCACCACGAATTTCATGATGCCATGCGCGATGCGCCGCAGTGTATTTTCAGCCAATGGCTTCTTGCGCTCGAAAATTGAGGGGCATGGGATCGACCAATCGATAATTTCCGCCGCAGTGCGCCACGGCTTACGCTTGCCAGACAAGACTTCTGGAGAGTCCGGCTTGCCATGCGTTGGCGCGGGCCAGACAATAGGCTTGCCGTCACGCCGCGCGATCATAAAGAAACGCTTACGGATGGTCGGCGCGCCATAATCGCAGGCCCGCAACTCTTTCCACTGTATCTTGTAACCGGCCTTACGCAGTTCGCGTGTCCATTTGTTGAATGTCTCGCCGGCACGGTCCTTGATGGGCCTGCCCTCTTCGCACAATGGCCCCCATGTCCGAAATTCCTCAACATTCTCCAATAGGATCACATCTGGCCTGGCACGCTGCGCCCACAACACCACAACCCAGGCCAGATCGCGGATAGACTTCTCGCGCGGCTTGCCACCCTTAGCCTTGCTGAAATGTTTACAATCGGGTGAGAACCATGCGAGTTCGACATGCTGCCCGCCTGTTACTTCGCGCGGGTCTATCTGCCAGATATTGTTGCGGATATGGCGCGTGCCGGGGTGGTTGACCTCATGCATCCGGATCGCCGCTTCATCATGATTGATCGCTATATCGACGGCACGGCCCAGCGCGGCCTCAATGCCTGTTGATGCACCGCCACCGCCAGCGAAATTGTCTACGATGAGGCCGGTCATGCTGCATTCCTTTCGATTTGGGATTTGCGGGCGGCGAGGATGGCGCCGCGTGTGGGGTGATTGTTTTCGCGTCGCCAGTCGTGCATCCAGTGCGAGGCGGTGTGGATGTGGTCGAAGCGGCTCCAGTCCGGTTTTTCGCGCTCGGCCCAATATCGCATCGCGCAGAGCAGAGAGAGCTGGTCCATTTCCTGCTCGCTCGCCTGTTTGAAGCCGGTATCGAAACGTTCGAACCAGCGCGCTATTGCAGTATCGATGGCCCGGATGCGCAGCTCCAGCGTCTCGGCGGTGGCCGGTTCGCCTTCGCCATGGGCGATCCAGCGCCAGTCCTTGGCGATGGCGCGCCAGCCCTCAATATCGTCGCGGGCTTCGTCGGGGGCGATCTTGTGGGCCTTGACGAGATCGGGATAGGTGTCGCGCCGGCGTTCGAACGCGGCGCGGGCTTCGGCATAGATTTCGTCGGTATCGTTCAAGCGACATTCGACATTTTCAAGCCGGGGGTGGGTCCAGTCTTTCATGGTTGCGTCATTTCACGCAGATCGGTCAACGCGTCATGGATAGGAATGAAGATCAGGCTATCCGCCTGTCCAACAGGCACGGCTCTAAGCTGCCAATGTTTGATTTCTTGGGGTGATAATTGTGTGAGTATTAAGCTGCCTTGCACTGGAAAGCTTGACAGTGGGCGCTCTTTGCCTTCGTCGAAAATGCGCTTGCAGCGATAGAGGTCTCTAAACTCCTGCGCGTAACGGGTCTTACCGGAGGCGGGCGGTCCATAGATTACGACTGTGCTCATTTCCCGGCTCCCGCGCTTTCAGGGAGCGTTCCGGGCTTCTCCGCAATGTCGGCATAGGTCATCAGGTCTTTTGCCGTCTGGCGGGCCTCAGTGGGCGTGAGAAAGAAGCCGAGCGGATGCCAGCGCATGAGCGCGGCGTTGGGCGATATGGCTACACGATAGTCTCCTGCCTCCTGAAGCTCGGCAAAGATGTGGAAGGCTTTTGGCTCGGCAATGGCAATGCGATATTTTTCCGCCAGATCAGCGGACATTGTGATGCTGGCGGCTTGCTCATGATAATCGCAGATACGGCCTTGCAGATCAGCGATTTTTTTCTGCTCGTGCCGTTCGTTGCAATCCGGGCAGACAAGCATTTCTCGCCCGCCGCAATCCAACGTCAAATCCCAATTTTCAGGGATGCGACGGTTTCGCAGATGCTCAACGCGCTCGCATATTCCGCAGATCGCGGCGAAGCATGTTTCCCCGCCGCTCGGTTCGCCGGGGTCATAGCCAATCCATTCAGGCTGTTGCTTGACTGCATTCATATTGGGTTCCTTTCAAAAGAAAATGGCGCAAGCGATGATCGCGGCGATCATGCAGGTGGCGGTGAATATGGTGAGGACCATGGATGAGCTTCGCGCCGCGGCGCGGCAGAACGCGCAGTTGCATGGCTGGATTTTTGAGGAATCGTGCATGGTCATGGCTCCTTTCATTCAAGGCCAAGCGAGCATTTGTAGGTTTCGAGGATCGCCTCTGCTTCGAGGCGTGTATTCGGTTCCATTTCCCGAATTTTGATAATGGCGTTGATGGCTTTGACATCGAACCCGATGGCCTTGGCCTCGGAATCGACATCCTTTATGTCCTCAGAAATTCCGCGTTTTTCTTCGATCAGCCGCTCTTTTCGCTCAATGATCTGCTTGAGTTGCTGGGCGCTGGTCTCCGGGTTAGCCTTGATCGGGTCAGGCGCATGCCGCTCCTTGCGTTTCTTGGCCTTGGGTTGCGGTCGCGGTATCCTGCGCGCCTCCAGGCGATAGCCGCCATTGCCATCTGGCACGGTGGCGTATCCCATGATCTGATCATCGGTTGCGGCCTCGGTCATATCGGAAGCACCTGTTCCTGTGGTTTCTGGAATACCCAACAAAAGCGATGCTTCCCGTCCGCACCGTTCACATTCTTGTTTCCGAGGAATTTCCGGGTTTTGCTGCCGGGGAGCATCTTCTTAAGTTCGAGCATGGATTTGCCCGGTATTTCGAGACGATATGTATTGAATGCGCTTTCCACCTCAGCGATACGGAAGGCGATTAGGCCAGAAGCGCTTTTTCGATGATGGTTGAGGCCCGCCACTTCCGTTTCGAGCTTGCCCTCGCTCATTTTCGCATCGAGATAATCAAAGCTCTCCCAAAATTGCTGAATGATCGGATGATCCGCGCCCAACGCCCCATGCTGCGTCAGGCACATTTGGGTGATGAGGTTGTGCCCCTCCGCCAGTTGAACCGGAGAGATGGTCGTCTGCCCGTCCAGCACCATAGCCTTGGCCATGCAATCGAGCGCGGCGGCGAGCTGCGCATGGTTGAATGCGAGGCGGTCTTTCGTCACTTCCGGATGGCCCAGAAGCGCGCGTTCATGCACCTTGAAGCGCTCTTTATAGAGCTGCATGATATTTTTTTCCTGCCGGATCATAGCGATGATCCAGTGCGACACCTGATCGACTTCAGCATTTTTGAGGCGCTCGCCCGCCGCGCGGCCTTCGGGTGAAAAGCGCGATTGATCGATGTTGAGCGGCATGATGCGCTCCAGAACGGCTTCTTCCGCATGGCGGATCGGCGCGTTCTGCGCGATGATGATGGAGCCGCGAAAGGGAGGGCTGAATGTATCCGTGCCGCCGTTCACGACGCCTCTCGTGCGCGGCGAATGGCCGTTGTAGATTTTCTTCAGCTCTGACCAGTCAAATCTTCGCCGGTGGCTCTGGTCCTGATTGCGGTCACCTTCGAGCAGGATGACAGGGATATTGCCATATTTCACAAGCTCGCGCGCAATACCGGCAGCCGTTGCACTTTCCGGGTCGAAGCCTTCATAATTCGCCAGTCGACCGACCAGCTTCCACATGAAGATGAGCAGGGTCGATTTGCCGGAACCCGGCTCGCCGGAAACTTCGAGAAAGCCAAGGCTCTGCTGAGACCGGCGCACCTGCTCTGCAAAGAGCGAGAGGAAGAAAAATGCGAGAGTGACCAGCCCCAGCGCACCGAAAGCGATGTACAGGTCTTGCCACCATGAAAAGCTGATCGCATTGGGGTCATATTCTATCGCAAATTCGCCGCGCTGCCCGTGCGGTTTGACGCCGACCTTGCCTATTTCGAAATAATCTTCTTCGTTGAGGTGAATGATGCGCCCATCGGTGACGGCCAGATTTTCGAACATCCATGCGCCATGATCTATCGAATAGCCGGTGAAGTAGAGGCCATCGACTGTGCGGATGTCCTCTATTTGCCGCCCCATGAGAATTTTGAGCTGGCGGGAACTGCCGTCCCATATCGCGCCCGGCGCAACCGAAACCAGATGATCGGCGAACGGCCCTTCCTTTAGCATGACATTGCCGGGAAAATTGGCTTTAACGCGATCCTGTTTTCCGGGAAAATCGACCTTTATATAATAGCTGTTCTTGCCCAGCGCCGTATCGGTCTCATAATAGAGAACCCGGAATGTGCAGTTCGCAACCTCCGTGACTTCGCCGCACTCGCGGGCGGCGGCGTCGAGCTTTTCTTCACTGGTCAGCTCGGTGTGTGTTCGGTTTTCCTCATATTCGATGATCTTCTCATTGATCCGTTCACCGGAAAAGCGCGCCCAAAGCTGCCTGCCTTTGAAAGTGAGTGGAAATTCATGGCGCCGCGTGCGCCGAAAGAGCAGAAACGCTTTTTCAGCAGCGTTCGGTGCGATGGTGATATCGCCATTTTCCAGATAGGTCTGCAGATCGTCTGCGGTCAGCTTGTCGCGCTGGAGCAGGTCGTTCCAGTCCAGCTTTGCGCCCTCGCCATCGGGCTGCACCTGCGCCGCGCGCGCATGCCAGCCTTCCTTGATGGCCAGCTCGACATATTTTCGAGTAAAGGTGACGCCCGCCGCGCCGACATCGAACGCGAAGACCAGCGTCGGCCTGCGCGCTGACGTGCCCTTGGCTGCTACGGCTTCCGCTATCGCCTTGAGGAATTTGGCAGGATAGTTGTTCGTGGATATCGTGCTGGCGGCGCGGGCTTGCGGACGGACCTTCTCGAAGGCTTCCCCCAGCGCGACGGCATCGAATATCCCTTCCGCGAACCATATCTCTCCCGCGCCGGCCAGTTCATCGAGGGAGAGGGAAGGATGGTGCCAGACATGACCGCCATATTTATAGCCCCATGGCAGGTTGGCCTTCTTCTTGCCGAAGCGCTCGGGCCGGTCGATCAGCCTTTCCCAATAGCCGCCATCCGGCATTGGGAATCGCACAGTGGCTGAGCCAATGCTGAGCTTCTTATTCTGATGCCATTCTTGTGTGTAGCAGCGCGCCAACTTGGTGATGTTGAGGCCGCGTGCATCGCGCAGATAGGCACGGGCGGCGGCGTGAGGATCCTCGGCAGTTTGCTTGTGGCGCTCGGACCAGTTGTCAAACAGATCGTCATACAGGTCTTTTACAGACCATTCCTGCCCGCATTTGTTGAGCCTGCCACAGCGCAAAACCCATGGCGATTCCACATGGATATAGAGTTCTTTTGCGTTGCAAGCCGGGCATTTGCCGCCCCGCAGCCAGTCGCCGTTCGTGTCGCGGAACTTATAGTCACGCTTCAACCTTTGGAGGATAGTGTTGCGCAGTGTCTCGTTCATATGCGACGATATCTCTGTTTTCAGGGTGCAGTTTTCGGTTCGCCGGTCGCCCAGAGACCATCGGCGTTGTTTTCTCGGTAGGAGTTCAGTCAGTCGTCGGCTTTGTTGACTTTCTCAAACATCGGCATCTGCCCGAATTCTCGACCGGGCGGCTCTTCCCCGTCTGGCTTAGAATGTCGGAAATGATCGCCTAGAGCGCTAGGTGTCACCACGCTTTTGAAGCTGATCAGCGCATTCCAGATCATTCCGCAATCATCATTGCTGCAGCGGACGCGTATTTCCCGCGTCAGTGGCGTGACTTCATGCGAAGATCGGACATTGCCACGTGAATCGCAGACCGGACAGCGCATTCCGGGTGTCTTGTGACAAGTAGGCCATTTCCCGCCACTTCTCTTTCGATCTTGAGATGCCTGCTCTATCTCTGGCGCCATCATATTCATGTGTTCCGCTTTGCGATGGTTTTTACATTTTTCATAAGATGCGTGAGGTGGCTGATCGCTTCCTCGATTTCACGGGCAGCCTTACGCTGCACCTTCGCGTCATCCATGTTCGAAGCCAGAGCGAGCGCGGCGGCGACGGCCTCTCCGCTTTCTTTAGAAACGAGCGCGGCGGCAGCGATCATCCTGTTGGCGCAGGCCATGGCGCCGCCGCTGTCCATATCGAGCTGCAGCGCATAGCATTCGAACAGCGGCGCGCCGTCTCCGCCCGCCCGTCGCCATGCGGCGTCCAACCTCAGTGCGTCGCGCAGGCTGATTTCACGCTCGGTATCCGGCGCGCCGAGTTTGCGTACATAGCTTTCGGATTTTTCCAACACGGCGGCGCAGCCATCCCAGCCAAGCAGGCTGGCGATTTTGCTCAAAGCGCGTTCAAAGGTGGCGGGCTGGCGCAGGAGGGTCATATCATCTCGCTTCCCAGGACAACCGATATGCGCTCCATCGCATTAGCGAGGCGGATATGCGCGTCAATCGCGCCGACAATCTTATAAAGAAGCATCAAGATTGCGATGCAGATCAGCGCGCTAAAAATGCCATCTCTCATCATACCGCCCTCATCGCCGCGCAATCAGCCAAAAAGACGGTGCCGGGAGCTTCGGGACGCACCCCCGGCACCGCAGATGGAGAGTCCGGGTGAATTTGCTCTCTCCTGTCGCGCTCATTCTCAATTTTGCGCATCTCATCGGCGGCAATTTCCTCGCGCGCGATCTGGCGCATCGCTTCTTCCATATCGCGGGTCAGCATGGGTTCATTCTCTCCGGGTGGTGCTGCTTGAGCGCAGCGAGCAAGGCTTTTGAAGCACGTCGCGCCGCCTTGGCCTGTGCGACATCGCTGATAGTGATATAGTCTGGCTGACCCATGCCGAGCGCGCGGCGCACTGCTTTGGCGCTGATTTCTATTGCTGGCTGGCGCAGGTTGCTCATGCGGCTTCCTCCTGCTGATATTCCATCTTGAACCGCGCAGCTTCCATTGCGAGCATTGCTGCGGCTGTCAGGGTCAGCGGCTCGTCCGCCAGATGTCGCTTTATGTTTCCGTGCGCATATTGGCGCAGCATACCGCGCGATAACTCTCTGCGGCTGCAGGGCAGGCATTTCCACAATTCGGAAAACATCATTTCGCCGCCCGCCTCAAACAGTAAGGCGAGCGCCGCCCGATCTATTATCGCCTCCCGCGTGAGGCCATCACCTTTTTGGCGCGGTGGAAGGATAATCCGGTTCATGGCCGATGCTCCATGCGCAAGGCGGCAATCATCTTGACGCCTTGAGTGCGGGCCATATGGGCGATGCTGGCGATGGCGCTGGCGGCGATAGCCAGCGTGGTGATGTTGGCTAGGAGGTGGAGGGTCATGCCGTTTCCTCCTGCTCTATGGGCGGTAGCTCAGTTATCGGGCGTGGATTGCCATCAAGGCAGCCATCGATCAGAAAGCGCGCAAATTTTTCCGCGAGGGGAAAGAGTTCGTCGCCGGTTGTTATGGCCATTGCCATATTGAGGGCGGTTTGCCGCCATTCTATGAGGGAGGAACCCGGCTCTCCCTGTGCCGGATATTCGGCCACGGCCTCTGGTCTAGGCACGTTCATGCGCGACCATGTGGTCAAACGTCGCATGGACAGGGCAAATTCCTCATTTGCGATGGCTTTCAGGTCTCCCCGGATCAGCGCCAGTCCGTCGCGGATTTCCTCCTGAACATGGTCAATAGTCTCGACGGCGGCGCTATTCGCTTCCTCACGGACCAGTTTGCGCAGCGATGCTTCCAGCACGGTCATGCAGCCTCTCCCTTTCTGTCCAAAAGCCCGCGTGGATTATCCTTTCGCGGATAATCGCGGCCCGGCACTATCGGGTTGCAGAGAGGGGTCTGGTCGGCGGTTTCAGAAACCGGCACAGGAGCAAGAGTGCGTGGATAAATATCAGGGCGAAGCAGGTGACGCGACACGCCGGTCGCGGCCTCCACCTTCAAGACATATTGGGCACCTAGCCTTTTACTAGAATGGATCATTTTCCAAATCGTGGGCTGAGTGATGTCACAAATGCGGGCTAACGCAGACTGTCCACCGGCGATTTTTTCAGCCTCAATCAAGGCTTCATATGGGGTGAGCGTGTTGTTCATAGAAGCATCTATAGACACATCTATAGAACGGTCAATAGATAAATCTAACTTTCGGCCAATAGCCAATTCTATAAGCAGAGACTCTATGGATTTTGGCGCGCGAATTCTTGAAAGAATGACGGTGGTGGGCATTCCGTCTCAAGCAGAGTTGGCGCGCCGGGTCGGTATTACACAGCCTAGTATCAATCATTTGATTAGAGCAGGCGCACAGGGTTCGAAATATCTTCATGCTCTTGCGCGTGAATTAAAAACGACGCCTGAGTACCTGTCTGGCGGCACCGATGACCCGGATGCTGATTATGTGCCGCTACCATCGCTTGATAGCGTAGCAGAGCAGCTCGACCTTGTGCCGGTGCAGGAGATTGACCTGAAGTTTGGTATGGGCGCAACAGAGCTGGAAGTGCCGGTCACCACTGTGGTGCGCCATTTCTCGCGCGACTGGCTACGCCAATATACCCGTGCATCGCCTGAATCTCTCTATTTCGCACAAGGCATAGGCGACAGCATGGAGCCGACGATCAAGGACAGCGACCTGTTGCTGATCGATACATCGGAGCGCCATCTTCGCATATCAGATAAGATTTGGGCTGTTGCACATTACGGAGCTGGAAAGGTCAAACGATTGAGGCCGACAAAAGATGGCATAAAAATTTTATCGGATAACAAAGACGTCGCTCCGCCAGAGGAAGCCAAAGATGGAGAATTGTTCATTCTCGGCAGGGTTGTAGGAATCGTTCGGAAGATGTGAGAGCCATGCTGGTTATTTTGGTCATCGCGGCGGCTCTGCTCCTTGTCGGCTTTGTGCTAGTGAGAGCCATCCTCTCTGATGGCGCCAAGAAGATCGATTTGCGCGAATTGGAGGAAGGTCTCGAAAAGGAATTCCGCCGCTATCGTGATGGAGAAATATCTCTTGAATCCTATCGTGCAACGGTGAGATCGGAGCATTATTACATCAGAGATATGCTCTCTATCATGCGCGCAGACAGGCCGACAGGCGAAGACGCGCGCTATCTTCACGACATGAAATTGAGTGAAGCGGAAGAAGCATTGGAGGCCACGCGCTGGCGGTTAGAATGGGCGATGAACCGCGAATTGGATGAGAAGGCGGGCCATTATGAGGAGGGGTTGGAATTCATTCCTGACGGCCCGCGCGCCCGGTTCGATTATGTGGATGCCTATGGCACCGCGACTAAGCGAGAAATATCGAATTGGGAGGATAAGGGCTACAAGATCGTCGGCTTCGATATCGCAAAGCAGGCTGAACGCACCTTTCGCAAGGAGCGCATCAGTAATTGGACTGTTGTAGCGTGAATTTAACGCCAGCCATCATCCCGTAATATCGAATAAATGCCGCGCAGTTCCCATTCATCCAGCTCTTTGAGGCTGGCATCCTGCCAATTCCATTCACAATGCGAGCCATTGAACGTACCAAGACCGCGCTGCTCAAAATTGCCAATCAGTTCCACCTTGGGCGAGCTGCCCTTGATGGCGTCAATCAGCATGCGTTTGTCCAATCCACTATGGCCTGTGCTATGCTCGATATATCCTTCGCATAGCACGCTATAGGAACCATCAACGATGCCGCCAGCGCCATTATTTGCCGGATCGCATAGCTCTCTTATTATATCTGCTTCGCTCTTCTGCATAATCGCCTCCACTTAGCCCAGCATTTCCCGCCGCAATATAGCATTTACGCGGCCCTGCCAGCCCTTGCCGGTGGCGCGCAGGGTTTCGACCAGCTCCGCATCTAGACGGATCGTGATCCGTTCTTTGGTCGGCTGCTTTTGTGGCCCTCGTGAGCGGGGGAAGGCTTTCGCCAGCAGGGGATGCTCGGAAACCGGCTTGGCGCGCGCAAAATCCTCTTCGGTCCATTCCGGGTTGTCATCGTCAAATATAACGGGTTTGTCAGACATGTCGCTTATACTCCTTTCTATGTGCTCTGCGCAGATTGATGACCCGCACCTTGCCATTACGGATCGTGACAGCCGCGCAATGGGGCAGGCCGTCAATCAGGCCGTATATACGGAAGCGCGGTTCATCATAGCGCTCGTCTTCAATATAAATGGCGTCTTCAAGCTCGACCGCGCGTGCCAGAGAGATACCGTGCTTTTCGATATTCAGCGCATTTTTCTTGGGATCAAACTCAATATCCATGCAGATTGTATGCACGATTCAGTGATGCAATACAAGTTAAATCGTACATACAATAAGAATATTTGCGCTACTTCGCCGCTTCCAGCATAAGCTTGCTCATCATCCCGCCACTGGCGTCCATGCGGTGCTCGCATTCCGCGACAATCCAGTCCTGCGCCGCGATTTCGTCTTTCACGCCGGTCAGCCTGATCGGGCGTTCGGGGAATATATCCGGGCGGCCATAGGCCATCTCTATCGTGGCTTTCGCTTTGGCGCGGCCTATGCGTTTTGCTTCGGCCTCGGCGGCATGGCGCGCGTCGGCCTCGCTGGCATAGACCTTGCGCAGCCTTTTGGGCTTTCCGTCACCAGTCTTGCCGGAAATCAATGCCTTGCGCTCGCCTGTTGATGTGTCGTGCCAACGTGCCTCAACGCCGTCATGCTTCACCCGCTCGATGCGCTCATAGGTGATGCTGACTGTCTGATTGCGGTCAATCGTCTCGACAGGCAGCGCCTTGCCGCTCGCTGTCTTGCCGGAGCCGACCGGCGCGAAAATCAGCGTCCCTGCTTTCACGGTCGCCACCGCATCAAAGCGCTTGCCCAGAAGGCGCAGCAACGCGGCATCGCTCTTCGCGCCGCTGCCCAGCGCAGGCACCATCTTTGCGCCCAGCGCCTCTTCGATGCTCGGTTTCAGGCCATTGTCGCTCGCAATGGCAGAGACGATCTCATTCACGGTTTTGCCTACGAACGAGCGCTCGCGCCGGACCCGGAAAGCATCCGTCAAATCCGCTGAGCGCGCGCGCACGGTCACCTGATCGGGCGGGCCGCGCCACTGCGCCTCGTCCACCTTGTAGCTGCCCTTGTCGATAAGGCCCGTGGGCAGGCCGCTGCCCTGCTTCCAGCCCAGCTCTACTTTCAGCACAGCGCCGCTGGCGGGTATCTCCAGCCCGCCGTCGCTATCATGCAACATGATGTCAAGCTGGTCGGCCTCGTCGCCGCGCTTTTCACTGATCGAGAGCGAAATCAGGCGCGGGGCCATGGCCTCGGTCAAATCTTTGCCATCCAGCGCCACCTTCCATGCCGCTATCGCATGCTGATAGCCGCTCATGCCGCGCGTTCCAGCTCCAGCGAAAAATCACTCTTGCGCGCTAAACCGTCCACGAAAAACAGCGTTTGCGTGAGCTTCAATGACCGGATGATATAGTCGCCAAAGACTTCGCCCGTGCCGGAAACCAGCGGGTAGGCATCGCCGGTATCGGCCAGCTCACGGATTGTCTCTATCGCGCTGTAGCGGCCTATGCCTTCGCCGGGAATCAGCGCGCCGCTCAGCGATATTTTCTCAGCCCCCGGCCCGACATATTGGCTGGCGGGCAGCGCACCATAGCGCTCGGACTGGCCATGCCGCCATGACCAGTCGCGCGCCAGCTCCTGATAGGGCAGGGTGCCTATCTCAAAGGCGAACATATCCAGCGCCAGCATCATGCGTCATCATCCCTGAACGAAGAGCGGCGCGTGGCAGCGGCGGCATTGGCCGTGCGTTCCAGCTCGTTGCGCACGGCCTGCGCAATGTCCACCGCGCTTTGGCCGGGCGCAGCATTTATGGTGATATGCACTGCGCCAAAGCGCGCTCCACCACTTGCTCCACCCAAGCCGGTGCCACCGGCCACCGGCGTCATGGCCAGCGCAGCGCTGGTCATGGAAGCGCCTGCCACGCCCGCCGCCATGGACCGCGCAGCGCGAATGGGAGAGCCTTTGCCCCTGTCTATGCCACCTGCTAGGCCATCGGTGATATAAAGGCCCATGCCCATCATCAGCCGGGACGGCGATTGTATTCCAAAAAAATTCTTAAAAGCGGTAATACCGCTTTTTGCAATCGCTACGAGTTTCTTCGCCAGCTTGATGGGATTGAGCGCCAGCAATAGCCCATCCATCATCATCTTGCCGACCGACTTCATCCAGCCCGCTACGCCGGTGAGTGTCTGTTTGATCCACGCGATTCCCGCCCTGAACCCGGTCTTTATCGTGTCCCAATGCTTATAGATCATGTAACCGGCTAAGCCGAGGGCAGCGACAATACCGACGATGACGGCGACGACTGGGTTGGCCAACATCATCGCGCCCGCCTGAACAACGCTGCGCGCGAGAAACATTGCGGCGGTGCGCATGCCCATGAACAGGGATATGATTTTCGGGCCATGCGTAACGACTAGCCCGAATGTCTTGCCGAATGGACCGAGCAGCAGGCCGAAGGCGAATTTCAGCGCGCCCATGCCAATAACTAATCCGGAAACCGCCGTCCATGTCATCAGCAGTCCCTTGGCGAGTTTGGGATTGGCATTGGCCCATCCGCGCACGGCATTGGCGATGACGACTACCTTTTCCGATGCGGCGGTGATTGTCGGCAGCAATTGAGTGCCGAGCGTGATGTTGACGGCCTTGAGTGCATTTGTCGCCAGCCCAACCGCGCCTTCAGTCGTGGCGATGCGCGCCAGATATTCCCGCTGCATCGATCCTGCATATTGGGCCTTGTCGCCGACCAGCGCGAAATTTTTCTGCAGCTTGTCATAGCTGGCGAGCAAAGGCGCAATAGCTGCAACACTTTCGGAGCCGAAAAGCTGGGTCAGCATGCTTGCCTGCCGTGCTTTCGGTAAAGTGCGTATGCGCTGCAGCAGGTCCGATATCGCGCCGGCCGCGTCCTTCTGCATGGCCTCCGCTACATTGGAAGCATCCAGGCCGAGCGCCGCGAATGCCTTCTGTTGCTTCTTAGTGGCTGCTTCGCCCTTTGTCATAGCCAGCATCATGTTCTTGATGCCGGTCGCGGCTATTTCCTCCTCTACACCGACCGCATTCATGAGCTGGCCCATCGCCGCGATCTCGGGCGCGGCGAGGCCAGCGACCTTGCCGAGCGCCCCTATCCGGGTGGTTATACCAGCAACCGCGCCGACATTTCCGCCATAGGTGTTAGTGAGTGCGTTGATCTTGTCGGCCAGTGAGCGAACATCGTCCTGGCCCATACCGAAGGCGGTGCGCCATTTCGCCATCATTGCCCCTGCGTCCTCCGCCGTAGTGTCTAAGGCGATCCCCATCTGCGCGGCATCCTGCGCGAAGGTGAGCAACTCACGTCGCGCGATTCCCGCTCGACCGGCTGCGGCGACGATCTGCGCCAAGCCTTCCGCCGCTATGGGAATTTTCGTCGACATCTCCTGAATGTCGTCGCCCATCTGGCGGAATTGCTGAGGCGTTTCGAAATTGACGACTTTGCGTACATCTGCCATCGCGCCTTCGAAAGTCATCGCCTGTTTCGCAGCGAGCACGCCGGGCGCGGCCATCGCTACGCCGGTTATGATGTTCCCGGTGCCAGAAGATCGCAGATCCTCGCCGCGCTGCTGTATGGCCTTGGCCTGCGCTTGGCGCTTGAGTAACCCGACCTGCTTTTCCATCTCTCGGTTCGTGCGTTCGATCTGTCCCCGCAAGTCGCGTTCGCGGTTCAAAAGATGGGTGACATTGCCGGACGTCTTCGGAATTTCGGCGCTGACGTCCCTCAGCTCTTTCTCAAGACCCCGCGCCTCTTTCTTCATCGCGGCCAGTTTCTGGCTGCCGCTCTCGCCCAGACCGACGATCTTCTTAAGCGGGCCGGACAATTTGTCCGAGGAAGCGAAGCTCACGACAAGGCGGAGTTTCTTGTTCATTCCTTCGATCCATAGGCATGGTTGAAGCGCTCGACGGCCAGTTCACGCCACATCATCAGTTCGGCAACTTCCATGGACTGGCATTCCGACAGCGGCCAGTGGAAGATGAAAGCGACATCGGCAATCAGGCGTTCAATATCCGTTGCATCTGCTTGCGGTCCGTCGCCGTCAGAAAAAAATCGATGATGGCTCCCGAGCATGACGCCAAATCTTCAGGCGGTAGATTATCCGCCTCATTCTGCGTGATCTGGGGTAAGGCTATGCGCGGAATGAGGTCGAGCGTGGCACTAACTCGCGCGTTCATCAACTCCTGAATGGAAAGCCCGCGCAGCTCGCCGCTGTTAGGCTTCCGCAACGTGATTTCCGTGATTTTCGTCTCCCCGCGCACAATAGGCTCGCTGAGCGGTATCGGGTCGGACATTTTGCGCTTAGGGGTTTCTTCTGCCTGTTCTGACATCTGTTCCGGGCTTTTATCGGTCATGGGGTTTCCTTTTTGAGCGTTGAGCGTGGTCTCCGCCCCGGCCTGTACGCTCAATTTCAGGCCGGGACGAAGTTCTTGAAAACGGCTCAGATGCCTATGGCGGCGCGCTGTGCGGCGAGTATGTCCGTGCCATTGACGATATGCACCATGTTCATGATGTCGATTTCGATCAGCACACGACCATCAACGGTCAGCTTGTAATAGCTGCATACGCTTTTCACGGTCATTTCCGTATCGTCGCCGGGCTTAGAGCTGCCGGGGTCGATTTCCTGATGCCGCCCGCGCACGCTGACTTCAACGGCCTTGATGGTCGCTGTGCTGTCATCCTGATAGGCCCCGACCCAGCGCAGGCCGATGGCATCATGCGTCGGCGCGCCGAATTGGGTGAAAGCCGTGTCAATAAAGCCGCCCGGCTTCCATTCAAATTCCAGCACCTCCCCGCCCAGATCAACCATGATTTCAGCGTCCATGCCGCCACCGCGATAGCCTTCCAGCTTTCGTGCGAGCTTGGGAACGGTGACTTCGGGAATCTGGCCAAGATAGCTTTGGCCATCATTGAACAGGTTCATATTTTTCAGCTTGGAGGGCAGGGCCATTTCATGTCTCCGAAATAATAGGAATCGAGTAGATCACAGCGCCTTAAGCTGCGAGCAGCTCAGCATAGAATTTGTCGGTGATACGCTGGTTCAGGTTGATATTTTCCGCTGGCGCGACCGGCGTATATTCATAATCAATCGTGATGCGCCCTGCCGCAAGATCGACAGCGCTGTTGGCCGAAGGATTAAACCAGGCGCGCGCGCCGATGATGCGCCCTTGCGCCTGCATGCGGCGAAAAGCGGCGTTCACCGTTTCAAGAATATCGGTGATCAGTGCGGGCAGGATCGGCTTGTCTATAGCCCATATCAGCCCTTCCGCGATGGTATCTTGCAAAATCTGCGCCGTGCGCGCCGCCGTCTCGAAGGCGAAAAGTGGCTCGCCAGAACAGGTGCGATTGCCCCAGAAACGAAAGCCTTTCGCACGGATCAGCGTCGTAACATCGCCATCATTGAGCAGCGATGCAGCATTCTCGCCCGCGATCATATCAAATGGCACCGCCTTGCTGATGCCCGTCACGCCATTGACCGGAACATTGGAGAGCGTCTTGTGCCAGCCCGTTTCGCTGTCGATCTTGGCGCGCAGGCCCATGGCGCGCGCGACAGCGCTGCCGGTAAAATCCGTAAACTCCGGCCAGATGAGCATCATTTCGCGAGCAGCGAAATTACCGCGATAGGTCGTGACCTGCTCGACAGTATCTCCAACAGCACTGACATAAGCGAAGCCGCGCAGCTTCTGCGCAATGACAGGCAGCTCCGCTGCGACGGCAAGGCTGTCATAGCCCGGCACGCCAAGGATGCGCGGGCGCACACCCAGCTTCGATTCCGCGCCGAGCAGCGCCTGCAAGCCGGTAAGCTCGCCTTCCGCCGTGGTCGTGCCGATGATGTTGGCATCTGTCTCCGCCGCGTCCGCGCCTTCCGCGACGCGCACGGCCACGACAATGGGGCTGCACTGGTCATTGATCGCGCTGAGGCTTTTCGCCAGCGTGCCGTCGCTTCCCGCATCGCCAATAGCCGCGCTCACATCGCTTATCAGAACAGGCTCGTTGAGTGGGAATGCTTCGGCGTCCGCATCGGCAGCGATAGCGACAAGGCCGATGACGCTAGAGGCGACAGCGGTGATGGCGCGCGCGCCTTCGTTGATTTCCGTGACCTTGATACCGTGATAATAAGGCATGTGGCTTTCCTTTGGCTAAAGCGCGATGTGCAGTTGAAATGTGAGCGGCGATGGCGTGTCTGTGCGGTGGCCGGTCAAATTGAGGCTGACAGAGCCATTGGCGCTGGGGTCGCTCAGCGCCACGCGGTCAAGCATGATGCGCGGCTCCCACCGGCGTATCGCCCCGGCAGTCGCGGCGATGATGAGCAGGCGGGTGAGCGCATTGAGCGGCGCGTCAATCAGCTCGAACAAGCGCGATCCATAGTCGCGGCGCATCACGCGCGATCCGAGCGGCGTGGTCAATATATCGTTGACGGACTGAACGATATGCGACTCGTCTGCCAGTGTCTTGCCGGTTTCACGCGCCATACCGGTCATTGTGGTGCTCCCGTCGAAGAGCCGCCAGACTGAACGCCGCCATGAGTATGATCTTTGAGGCTGATGCCGCCGCCAATCACATCTGTGGATGCTGTGACGGTGCCGTTAACGTCTACATCGCCGGAAATGGTGACATCGCCAATGATATCGACATCGCCCGGCGCAGTGATGACCAGACCATCGCCGGTCAGGGTGATGCGCAGGCCGTCCGGCCCCTCAATCTCATGATCGCTGCTGTTGCCCAGCTTCGGAAAATCGTTGGAGAACAGGCCGCGCAGAATGAACGCGCCTGCAATATCGCCTTCGGGGCTGAGCACGATAACCTGCTCGCCCGCGCTGGGCGGTGACCATGTGCGAAAAGCGCCAGCCCGTTCTACCCATGGCAGGTGCGGCGTGGTGACATCGCCAAGGGTAACCGTGGCGGTTCCCGCCACAAGATCGACAGACGCTACCTTGCCGAGCCGCAGGATATCGCCAATCAGGCCGGAAATGTCGTCATCGACTTGCATGATTTAAGGCTTCAGCAAGTCAGACTTCGAATGCGAGCGAGATAGCGTGTTTTGCGATGCAAAACAACCGGGCCAGAGGACGCTCTAGCGGATCACACCGACCTTGATTTTCTCGGCCAAGCCGCGCGCCTGCTGCGCGATGATCTCTTTTGTCGCCTCACGGTCGTAGCTCCCATCTTCCTTGAGCGCGGCATTGACAGTGCGTTTGTGCGCAATCTTGCCTTCCTTGAAGGTGACATCGATCGTGCGTGTCTCAGGGTCGAATTTTCCGTGAATAATTTTCATAAAAACCTCAACTATCTCCAATGGCCAGAAAGAATATCTGTGTCTGTTCATCGCGGCTGTTCCACACGCGAAAGCTGTTGGTATCGACCACATTGGAAAATGTAGGGTCATTATCTTTAGCGTCATTCTCGCCCAAGCGACCACCGCTCACCAATGCGCCATACATTGCTGTTCCGAAATGGTAAGGCGTATCTACCGTTGTGTATGCATTGCCATTCACGGTGGCATAGCCCCACATGACAGTGAAGCCGCCCGGCCATATATGACGGCCAGAGCCGCCCTTGTTAAAGACATAATCGGCCAGCTTAGCAAAAGCGCTGGCATGCAGCCCGTCGACTGTGTCCGCATCCATCGCGCTGCCCGCACCATCATTGCCGGGATGCCAATAAGGCAGTCCGTTCTTTGTAAAATCGCCTGTCGTGCAATTGGCTCCATACTGAATATAGAGTGAGGTTCCTGCACCATTATCGCGCGCCATAATTTCATTGGAATCGATAATGAGGTTTTCGCCACTATCGGAACCGATCTGGAAAGCATGGCCTGTGCTTGTTGGGCTTGCGTCTAATGTTGAGGAAAGGCGTATCCTCGACAGGCTGATCTGAGTGATCCCGCTATAGCTTCCGCTCAATCGGGCATCGGGTAAAGTCCCTGTGCTGTTTGACAGGCTGAGATAATAGCTGCCATGCTGACCGTCGAGCAAGTCGCTGTCCAGTGTGCTGCCCGCGCCGTCATTGCCGGGATGCCATACACTAAAGCCATTCACCGTCACGCCGCCTGTCGCCAGCTTTGAATTTCCCCCGGTTTTGTGCGGCGCATCTGAGCAGAAATGCCATGTATTTGCGCCGTCGTCATGCCAGATATGATCGACATTTTCTGATGTAGATAGTGCAGAAAGGCCGCCTGAAATACTGGTGATCAGGCCATCGGTAGAATGTATTCCGCCAGTGGCGACCAGGCCCTTGCTGAAAGTGATCAGCTCAGAGGCGGTGTCTTCTGCGTCGGCTCTGAGAAAGCTCGCCGCATGAACACCATCGACCGTATCAGCATCTACGCCGCTGCCCGCGCCGTCCACCGTAAGCAACATGGCCTTGATGGCTGAGGCGGTGAAGCTGGCGGCAAGCAGAAAAGCATTCGCATGCAGCCCGTCGACTGTGTCCGCATCCATCGCGCTGCCCGCGCCATCATTGCCGGGATGCCAAATCCCGCTATTGCCCGCGCCAAAACGTGCATCGAGCCAGTTGTTCACCGCTGCCTGCATCGCGGCAGGAACGACAGCGCGCTGCGCGTCGGCTCCGGCAATCGCCTCGGTCTCGGTCGCCAGTTCGACCACGCCCAGAGCTTCAGTCGTCGCGGGCGGGTTGAGAAAGTTCGTGTCACCGAATATCAGCGAGGCGGCATTGATGTCGGCAAAGCGCACATCAATAGCCAGCAACATGGCCGATGAGGATGTTTTCTCGATCAGCGGGTCACTCTGGCCAAAAATTCCAAAAAGCGTGCCGTCTGCCAGATAGAGCGCCCATGCACGAACCGTATAGGCGTCCATGCCTTCATCGCGCACGATCATGTGGATCGTGTCATCATCGACCACATCGCCGGAAAGAGTGGCAATCCGCTTGAACTCACCAGCCAGCGCTGTCATTGTTGCGTCAGCCGTTATGACGGAGCCAGAAAGACCGCATTCGGTGATGGTGACCGGGTCTGTGCCGCTGTTTTCTGCATTCACGATGGCGGCGCGGCCTGCATCTGTAACGATCATGGTCAATGGCATGGCAATATCCTCATGCGGCGCAGCTCAGCCGCGCATAAGTGGCAGGGCGCACGGCAGCGATCAGCCCGATCTCACCCTCTGCATCGAGCGCCTGTGTGAAGGTGAAATGGCGGGAGAGCGGCTTTACGCGGTCAATCTCGGAGACCACCGCATCGACGAATTCCGCGCTCGGCGCTGCGCCTGAATGATTGGAAACCGAGAGGATAACACTGAATGTTCCTGCCGGATCGGGCGGCGCGATCTGATACCACTCGCGAAGCGACATATTGGCTCCGAAGGCTGCAATAGCCTTGCGAACCGCAAAGACAGTGCCTTTTCTGCGATGCACCGCGATGGCGCTGGCGACCACGGCACGGCGCACAGCGAGCGGCCAGCTTGCATCCCAGCCATCTATAGAGAGCGTCCATGCCAACCACGGCAACAGGCTTTCAGGGCAGGTTTCCGGGTGCCAGAGCGCGCGGATTGCTACCGGTAATGCAGGTATCTGAACCGCTTCTTCCAGCGCGCTTTCCAGCGCCGAAGCATTGGGCGGCAACAGGCTCATTCACTCACCCCCGCATGCACAAGCGTAATGCCGGTGCAATAGGCGGCCTGCGTTTCATCAAGGACGATGTCGGCGGCGGGCTGGGTCAATGTCACATTTTGCGCGCCACCGACAAAAAGCGCGGAGATAATGCCCGCACGAGTGATGTCCCGGCCTATACGCCGGTTTTCAGCAACCCATTTTTCTATGCGGTTTTGTGCCTCAATCAGCACAACGCTGCTGTCAGGTCCGGCGAACGTATGAACGCTGGCCTCTATAGCATAAGTGACAATGGCAGCGCTGGCCACTGTCACCATATCGGCCATCGGTCGCACATCTTCGGCATTCAGCGCGGAATCGACTGCCGCAATCAGCGGGGCAGGAGCGGTGCCGTCTCCTGTCCGCGAAAGCACATATATTTCCACCTCAGCAGGCGCGATGCTGGTGGCCGAAATATCGAGCACGTCACTGTCAGCCGACAGCGCATGATAGATATAGGCCCCGCGCGGTCCCGCGACCGAATAGCCTTCGGGCGCAAGCGTGATGCGATAGCGAAAAGCGTCATCCTCTTCCATCACCGCAGGGGTTCCGGCTTCTTCATCGGCCGCGGCGATGATAAGGCGCTCAACGCCAAAGACCGCGCCCAGATTGTCAAGGTCAGCGCCTTGCGCATAGGCCAGCATGACCGCGCGCGCCGCGTCATTCATGCGCTGGCGGTCCAGCAGCCTGAAATAAGCGGCCACCTGCAAAATGCGCACAGCCGGATCGCTCTCAAGGCTGTCGTCAAATTCTGGGATGAACTCTTTCAGTCTGGCAAGCATTTGCTCATAGATCGTCTCATAATCGAGCGGCTCGATCACATCCGGCGCGGGCAGGCGCGACAGGTCTATGGCGGTGAAGGTCGCGGGCATGGCGCCACACAAGCTTGGTCGCCATGACCGCGCACTCGCGCGCTGTTGTTTTGCATCGCAAAACAACTCTGGTCAGTGGAATGCGCCGGTGGCGAGGATTTTTATCGGCCTGATGAAAAACATGCCCTCAACCATGCCTAAAAGAGCTGCATTCGATGGAAACTAAGTTGGGCCTTAGCGCGTTTATGTTTGCTTTTGGCATAGTCGTTCCGCTGCCAGAATTTCTTGCAGGCATGGTCATTTGTATCGGCGCGGCCATGGCTATGCTCTCGATCTCCGAGCCGGGAACACGGATTTCCGAGCGATTGACCGTGGCGCTTGCGGTGCTTTTCGGCGTTCTGGCCGCCAACTTCCACAGCGCGATTTATCCGCACTGGAACCTTAATCTTGTCATGGCCGTCGCGGGCGCAGGGTCGCGCATCATTCCACTGGCTTTCGAAGCTTTTGGCAAAGGCCTCATTGAGCGCGCGCGCAAGCTGCCCCATGACATCCGGTTGCCGTGGGAGAAATGAGACATGCATGATGTTCTTATCGGCATTTTTGAACTGACCCTCGCCAGCCTGCTTTTTTTCCGCGTGATGCCCGCATTGCAGGCGCAAAGCCGCCTAGCCGCGCTCAAATCATGGGCGCTGGGCTTTGCTCTTTCTTGCTACGGGATGGCCCGGTTTATTGGCGGACTTGGCGAGCGACCGCCGCCATGGATGTATGACATGGGGCATTGGTGCCTGATCGTCTGCGCGGCGCTGTGGTATTGGCATTTGCGCCACGCGCGCGTGAAGAGTTTTTGTGAAGCGCGCGAGGCGCGCGCTACGGCACAGCGCGGGGTTATGAGATGATCGGTCGCTTGAGCCAAAATTTTCATTTGTCAGAATTTCTGGTGTCTCAGACAGCGGCGCGGATGGGCATAGACATGTCAGCGCCCGCTTCGGTCATCTCTAATCTGGCAGCGCTGTGTGACAATGTACTGGAGCCGCTGCGCGCGCATTATGAAAAGCCGGTCATCATCAGCTCAGGCTATCGCCCTGCCGCGCTGAACCGGGCCATTGGCGGCTCGTCAAACAGTCAGCACTGCAAAGGGCAGGCGGCGGATTTCCGCGTATTGGGCGTCTCCAATATCAAGGTGTGCCGTTGGCTGGAGGCAAACCGCAATTATGACCAGCTTATCTATGAATTTGGCGAGGCGGGCTGGGTGCATGTGAGCTGGCGCGCAAACTATCGCAACATGGAGCTGAGCGCAGTGAAGCGGCGCGTATGGGGGCGGCTGAAAACGGTGTATTTGCCGGGGATTGTCGCTTGATCGGGCTGGGCTATCTTGCTGCTGGCGGTCTTCTTTTGTCCGTCGCTGCCGGGCTGGGCGGCTATTTTCATGGGCTTGACGCTGGGAAAATGCGCCAGCGCGCTGTCATGCAGAAGCAGGTAGACGCCGCCCATGCCGCGCGCGAGGCGACTCAACAGAAAATGGAACAGGCGGCGCTTCGCCAATTGGAAGCGGATCAGAGCCGGAAAAATATGCACAGGGAGATCGTCCGTGAAAATCTCAAAATCATTGAGCGTCCTGTCTATCGCACTGTCTGCATTGATGATGACGGCCTGCGGCTCCTTGACGCCGCCGCCGCCAATGCGAACGGCGAAAGTGCCGGTGCACCTGCTCAGCCGCCCGGCTGAACTGCCAAAGGCCCAGCGCACAAGCGGCACGGATGGCAAGGCCGCCATGACCGGCGCGCAATGTCAGACCAGCATGACAGAGCTTTATAGCGTGGCGGGCGACATTCGCGGCCAGCTTCTCTCGCTGCAATGGGCGGTGATTTTTTCACAACAGGAAGAGAAATGATATGAAAGCCTATATCACCCGCCATAGCAGCGAGGCACAAAAATGGCCACGGATGACCGGAATGCAGGCCCTGCCAATGCTGGCGGCGCATGAGGGCGACAGCATTGATCGCGATTTCACAGGCGGTGAAGCGCATACAGATGCGCTTGAAGCCGGTGTGTATGAAATCACAATTCTGGGCGGTAATGCGCGCATCAAAATAGGCGCAGATGTCGTCGCGACCGAAGCGAACGGCCAGCTTTGGATAGATGGGCGCAGCGCAGTGCGCTTTGTCCGCGAAGGTCAGAGAATTTCAGTGATCGCGGCGAGCTGATGGACTTCATCGGAAATTTTTTTGGCGAAGGCTTTCTCAGCGCCGCGACTGATCATCGCAAAAAAATAATTACGTCCATTGAAGGAATTGAACAGCTTACCGCACCGTCTTTTACCGGCGCGCCCGGAGGTGTGTTGACGCTGGTGCCTGCGGTTTTCAGCGGCGCGGATAGTCAGGTGGATGACTGGCTTGTGGATGGCTCGCCTGTGACTGGTGCGACCATTGACTCGTCGCTCTACGCAGGCTCGGTCATTCAGCCGCGATCTACCGCGTCAAAGGCAGGTGAAAGCGATCTGGTGGCGCTTGGGACAGGAGCGTCGATTCCCAATGGGATGGCTTTGGGCGTCGGGCTGGTTGGGATAAATCATTATAACGGCGCAGTTCCTTTCTCGAATCTAATGTGGGCCGCATCTTCGTGGAATCGGACGTCGGGTTCAGGTGGCTTCACTGATGATCGG